CACGCTGGGCAAGCAATTCATACACATGCGAACGCGTATCTGCGTTATTTGCTGACTTAAGTGTGGGGGTAATGATCCGCTTAATTTCTGAAGCGGTCAAAATGCCGGTTCGCTGGGCCATCCATTCTTCAGACCCTTGAACAACGTCCGTATGGTAAGTGATAGTCATTCTACATGACTCCAAATCATATTAGCCTTTATCATCCAAATTGTGCGCTGGCTGACGCCGTGATACTTGGCTATTGCGCGCTGGGAGCGATTGTCAGAGCGAATTGCCCGCACTGCATCATCATTGAGCCTTGCTCTGCCATGCCCAATACCACGCGGCCTGCATTCAGGCTTGCGCCTGCTCCAATGCCGGTCTCCGGAGGTATCTGTGCCGTGAGCAACCTTGTCGGCAGCGTTCTCAACGCCAGTGGCCCAACGGAGGTTGCTAGAGCAATTGTTCAGCCTGTTGCCGTCATTGTGCGCGGCATGGCAATCAGGGCTTGGCGGAAGTCCATGAAATGCAGCGCAAACGACGCGATTAACGCGAACTGCATATGGCTTACGATCCCTACATAAAGTAACAGCAGCATAGCCAGACTTGCTAATGGCCCACTTTAGGGGCGCGCCAGTTAGCTTGTGATTGCGGTGATCTAGATTTACCCTCTTGATTTGACCAAGATTGCTGACCGCATAGTCTGGAAAATCTACAATGACCCGCCATTCCTCCATTGTCAGCACCCCCTGAATGCGGTGGCATCGGTCGCGCACAGGTTCGCGCGGTCGGCCATCATCGCGTGGTGGAACGCGCCGAACAGGATCAGCGCGGCAACGGTCAGGACGGCGGCGCGGGTCACTTCACCCACTCCCGTTCAAGTTCAGCTTTCCGTTCCGGCGACAAGCTGGCGTAGTGCCGCCGCGCACGGGCAATTTCGGGGAACATCGTTTCGTCGGACAGATCGACCGGCATCGGGACAACCGGAATGCTGGCGAGGATCGCGGCCTCGGTGCGGGCTTTGCTGGCCATTATTCGGCCTCCTGCGCATAGTGGGCAGCGCGCTTGGCCATTGCATCTACCATCGCAGCATCAACGGTCGCGCCAGTGCCTTGGATCAGCGTCCAAGGGTTTTCCAATGGGCTATCCATACGGCCAATATAGACCAGAAAGCGCGTATCCTCGTTATGGGCATACCCGCGCCATTCGATCCGAATGCTATCGGCTTTGGTGAGGTCCGCCAGATCGGTCAGGAACTTGTCGGGGGCGCTCACAGGGCACCTGCCGGGACGTAGGACATGGCAGCGCAGTCGCGGCGCTGTTCGTGCAGATAGTCGCCATAATCAGCCAGCCATTCGGCGTAGTCGTCGTTCGCGCGGTCGGCGGCAATGTCGGTGAGGTGGTCGAAGTCCTCGTCGGTCAGGTGGACCGGGCACTTCGCATCGATGATTTCCACCGGACCCTTGCGCTCTGCCGAGTAAGTGACTTCAACGTCATACTCGGTGTCGTAGCGGCCTTTGGTGATCGAGGTTGTGAAAGTGAATGTGGGCACTGGTGCCTCCATCGGTGTTGATGGAGGCTGTTTAGCGAGCCTAAACGATCATGGCAAGAAAAAAGTTTAGCAAAACGAAACAGGCTTGATCGCGGGATCATCCGAAAAGGATAAACCAGCAACGCCGGGAAGTCGTTTCGCGTCACTAAACTTTGATGTTGCCAAGCCACGTTTAGTTAGGCTAAACGCAATGGCATGACGACGCTCGACACATACCTGCGCCGCGACGGCTCCAAATCCCTTACCGCGATTGCCGAGGAAATTGGCATCTCCAAGGGTAGGCTTTCCCAGCTTCGAGATTCCCAGGATTGGCCGCCGACGCTGGCGCTCAAAGTTGAGGCGGCGACTGACGGCGAACTTGATGCCGGGGTGCTTTGCCCCGTCATTGCGCAGGCCCGAACCACCCCCCAAGGCCGCGCAGCGTGATCGCGCTCACCATTGCCGCCGTGCTGTTCGGCGGCGCAGGCGTCTACCTTGCATGGCTCATCCGCACCGCGCCCCTCGGCTTTGAGGATGAGCGCGGGTGGCACCCCGGCGAACCGAACACCCAGCCCGACACGGCGCTTGATACCCCTCGCGCCGACCTTTGCACCCCCGCTGCTTTGAACGGCGGCGGGGGTGTTTTTTCTGCTCCTTCCCATGAGGTGGAAAATGACTGACCAACGCAACAATGTCTTGCTGCCAATGCCCATGCCTACGCACAAAGCCTTGCGGGCGGCTGTCGCAAAGATCGTGCGGGCGGAAAGGATGGCAGCGTGAGCGAACCCGCCGCCCTTACCGACCGCGCCATGCACCGCCATGGCTATACGAAGCCCATGTCGAAGCAAGGCGCGTGGTGTTCACCGCTCGCTGCCGATCATGCCAACGCTACCAGTATGGCGCTTGGCAGCAAGGCCCTGCTTGCCGCGCTCTGGCGCTCGCACCCCATCATCCTTGCCCGCCATGCCGCTGCCGGTCGGCAGGTGGTGCGGCCATGAGCGTCGCTGATCGTGATGATTTCATCCGAACTGCCTTCCTGCAAGGCTGGGCGGTGGCTGATCTTGCCATATCGTTTGGCATCACCCCGCGCCGCGTTCGCCAGATTGTCGCCCCGCTGCGTGGGCAAGAGCCGGTGATGGGTCGTCCGCGCCTGCCGGTGCATGGCGAGGATCGCAAGTTTTACAGATACCTTCGCCGCAACATCGGCGCTGCAAAGGCCCGTGCGCATTTCGGGATCGCCGCATGAACGGCGCCCTCGAAAAGATCGCCGCGCGGCTCGAAGCGCTCGCCAGTGCCGCCGCCGATGAATCCCACCCCATCGACCTGCACGAAGTCAACGTCTGCGTGGTTCAAATCCTAGCCCAAGCCGAAATGCTGCGCGCGGGCATCCTCGAACATGAAAGGGCCGAATGATGGCCGACCTTAACCAGTGCCAATTCATCGGACGGCTTGGCGCTGATCCCGAGATCAAGAGTTTTCAGAACGGCGGGCGCATTGCCAATTTCCGCATTGCCTGCGGGGAGAAGTGGAAGGACCGGCAGAGCGGCGAGACCAAGGAGCGCACCGAGTGGATCAGCGTGTCGGTCAATTCCGACGGGCTGGTCGGCGTGGTCGAGCGCTACCTGAAAAAGGGCAGCCGGGTCTTTCTGCAGGGCCAGTTCCGCACCCGCAAGTGGCAGGATCAGAGCGGGCAGGACCGCTACTCCACCGAGATCGTGATCGGCGGGTTCGGCGGGATCATCACCATGCTGGACAGTGCGAACCGCGATGGCGGGCAGGGCGGTGGGCGATCGGCTGACGGGAGCCGTGGTTCTGCATCAACCGGCGGCGACTATGGTCGCACCGTTGACGAGCTTGACGACGAGATTCCCTTCATTTCGCGCGAGGGCACTTGGTAATGTTCGCGCGCAAGCGCAAGCCGGAGCGCACTGACCGCACCCGCGAGGCCCGCCGTGCGCAGATGGTGCAGGTGCTGACCCTGCGCCGCGACCTGACCGGGGTCACCGCAGCCGACGTGGCGCGTTGGACCGGACTGCCCGAGCCGGAATGCGCTGCCGCGTTGCAGCGCGAGATCGCGAGGCGCGCGGTATGAGCGCCCGCGACAGCCAAGTGGGCGGAACCCACTACGCCGACAAGCCGATCCAGCCCTGGGACGCCATGAAGGCATGGATGACACCCGATCAGTTCGAGGGCTTCTTGCGCGGCAATGCGATCAAGTATCTCGCCCGCTATCCCGACAAGGGCGGTGCCGAGGATTTGCGCAAGGCCCGCCACTACCTCGATGCGCTGATCGAGGTGCTGGCATGAGCGCATTCGACAACCTCGAAACAACGCTCGATCCCGTGCCCTTGTTCCCGGTCGAAGAACCGGACGGGCGCAAGGACTTGAGCGAGTTGCAGCGGGCTAAGATGTTCCGGTCCTACGTTGCCAAGTTGGCACCTAAGGTCATCCTTTATGCCAACGCTAATGCAGGCAAGCGCAATCCGAACCAGGCAAAAGCAGAGGGCATCAAAGCGGGTGTTCCTGACTACACTGTAGCTTGGGATATTTCCGATAGCACAATTTCAGATTGCGCGGTTTCCGTCGCTTGGATTGAACTCAAAGGGTATTCCGCAGACGGGCGACCCGGAAAACTCAGTAAAGCGCAAATTGACTTTATGAATGGCCTCCATTTGCGGGGACATAAGGTTGCGTGTTTTTTCTCGGGAAAGTCTGCCTTCGATTGGTTGGCATCACTCGGCGCTCCAATACGGGGAAGAATTGCATGAAAAATACTAAATGCACCCCTGAACAACTTGAGCAACTTGCGAGTGCAAGAAGGTTTATAACAAAAGAATCTTACGCAAAGGCTAAGGCTAAGCGTGATCGCCCCATAATAGAACGGATGGAAAAATTCAGGGTCGTCAATGGCGATGATGAATGCTGGGGGTGGACTGGTTCAACTGATAGCCGAGGCTATGGTAAGTTGACCGTCAATTGCCGCCTTAGAATTGCGACACATCTTGCGTTAGAAATGGACGGAAGGCCGCGTCCTTCTCCCAATCATTGCGCGTGCCATACGTGCGACAACCCCACTTGCACAAACCCGGCGCATTTGTGGTGGGGGACAAGGGCCGAAAATTCTCAAGATATGGTCAGAAAAGGCCGACATGCAAGCGGCTTTAAGGCTTGCGCTCAATGAACCTCGCGCCCCGCCAGCCCGACCCCCTGCGGGAAGTTCTGGCGCGGGTGCTTGTCCAAATCGCGCTGCGTGATCCCGATCCGGTCGAACGCGCGGCAAAACTCCAAATCTTGAAGAAGGACGGTTGGCTGTGATGCCTGCAACCGAAACACAACAACAGCACTGGTCCGACCGCCGCTTCGTCTATTTCAAGGGCCAGTTCGATACCCATATCGAAACCGGCGAGGATTACCCGACGCAGGCTTTGGCCAAGCTGTTCAAGATGGCGCCGGGGAACAAGCCAAAGGGCGCAGGACTGGCCTGCATTCCGTCCACTTATGCCGACTTCGACGCGCGCGAACATGCGGCACAGCGCGAGCGGGGCCGGTTCATTGCGCTGGCGGGCGATGTGGATAGCGGAAATCATAGCCTCGATGCGATCCGCGATGGCGTGACAGCTTTTGTCAACGGCGCGGCGTGGATGATCTATTCCAGCCCACACGCGCGGCCCGACGATATGCGGTGGCGGATTATCCTGCCGCTGGCTGACGATCAGCCATTCGAGGCGTGGCATGATGCCCAGCTTTCCTTTTTCGCGCACATGGAAGCGCGCGGCATTGCGATGGATCACGCTCTCGCCCGTGCCGCGCAGCCGGTCTACCTGCCCAACGTCCCTGCTGTTCACGCCAAGACCGAAACCCCGCTTCGGGGGCCTGATGGTAAGCCGCTCTATTTCGTGCGCGAGCATAGCGGGCTGGACAAGCCGGGGCTTGACCTCACTGCGGGCGTGGCGGCTGACGGGATCGCCGCCATTGCCAAGCGCCGCGCGGATGACGAGCGCGCCCGTGAAACCCTGCGCCGGGAAGCTGAACAGCGCCGCGCGTCGATGCCCAAGGGCGATGGTGCCAGCCTGATTGATGACTTCAACGCGGGTAACACGGTCGCGGCCATGCTCGAGCTATGCGGCTATGAGCAAAGCCCGCGTAGTGACATTGACTGGCGATCACCGCACCAGACCGGCGAGACCTATGCCACCCGAGTGATCGGCAGCAAATGGATTAGCCTGTCGGCCAGCGATGCGGCGGCGGGCGTCGGCACAACCTGCGCTGCGGGCTGCTACGGCGATGCCTACGACCTCTATGCCCACTACAAGCACGGCGGCGACCACAAGGCCGCATACCGCGCGCTAGGGGCCGAGCGGCGCATTGCTTCGGGCAATGTGGTCTATCCCGAACAGTTCGCTGACCCGCCCGCATGGATCAATGAAATCCCGCCGCATGATGAAATGCCGGACTTTGCAGAGGCCACGTTCGAACCGGACTTTGATCCGGCAATTGAAGCGCCGACCGAATTGCAGGTGGTCGATGCCTTCGACTTCGACGAGTCCGCGATTCCGACCCGCCCATGGGTGATCCCCGGCGTCATGCTGTCTGGCTATACCCATATGCTCGCCGCGCCTGGCGGTTCAGGCAAGTCCCTGTTCACGCTGCAACTCGCCATCGCGTTGGCCCTTGGCGAGCCGTGGGGAACATTTACCCCGCGCCGCAAGGCCCGCACCCTCATCATCAACGTAGAGGATGATCTGCATGAACAGCGCCGCCGCCTTGCCGCAGCGCGCCGAGTAATGGGACCGGAGCAGGATGCGCTGCGCGGCATGGTCCATCTTGTTGCCGACACGGACAACATCATTGTCGCGGGCTTCGACGAACATCGCCGCGTCATGGTCGCCAAGCCGATTGTCCCCGTGCTGGTCGATTATATCCGCCGCAACCAGATCGACGTGCTGATCGTTGACCCGTTCACCGAGACTTTTGAGGGCGACGAGAACGACAACAGTGAAGTCAAGTGGGCCATGCGCATCTGGCGCGACGAGATCGCCAAGGCGACCGGCTGCGCAGTCTATCTTGTCCACCACACCACCAAATACGCAGCGGGCGGGGCAGGCGATGCCAATGTAGTTCGCGGCGCGGGCGCTATCGTCAACAGCACCCGTATCAGCGCCACCCTTATGCCCATGACGCAGGACGAAGCGGCAACGCTGGGCATCGATGAGGGCGAGCGCAACCTTTACGTGCGCTATGACGATGCCAAGGCCAATCAAAGCCTCAAATCCGGCAAGGCGCGCTGGTTTCAAAAGCAGTCCGTCACCCTCACCAATGGCGACGAAAACCACCCTGCCGACGAGGTGGGCGCGCTTATCCCGTGGTCGCCGCCCGGTATGCTGGACGGCATTTCCATCCATGCCATCAACGCCGCGCTGGACAGCATCGACGGTGGGATCGTGGACGCGCACGGGGTGCCCACAGGCTCGCGCTACACCTATTCCACCAAGGGCGGCACCAAGGAAAGCGGGCGCTGGGCCGGATGCGTCCTGATCAACCAGCTTGGCATGAAAGAGGGGCAGGCCGGGGCGCTGCTCAAGACATGGATGAAGAACGGCGTGGTGGTCGAAGATACCTATCGCGACCCCAACCGGCGCGAGGATCGCAAGGGCCTTTTCGCACCCCGCAGCGCCCGTCCAGGGGAGGCAAATTGATGCCCCAAAATAGCGCCCCAAATAGAAAATCATTTCGTGCGCATTTCGTGCGGATTTGTGCCCGAAATAAACCGGAAGCCCTAACGGGAAACCATTTTGCGCAAAAGCGCCCCAAATGGGCGCGCTATTTTGCGCACAAATGGTGCAGTTCCCGTTGTGAGGGCCTTCCGGCAAGCATCTTGGAAAGGATGTTTTGATGCGGAAGAATGCAATCTCACCGATCGGTTTGCCGCCTGTTGGAACCCTGCTCGATATCAATGGGCAGCGGTTTTTGTGCGTTGCTCACGACCAACACGAAGGCAGGTTCGGCAATAAAACCGAGGTCGCCATTTGGCTGGCAGATTGCGCGACTTGTGGTCAGCCGTTCCATAGCAAGACAACGGCAGGAAGGTTTGCTGAAGTCCGGCGATGTGAATTGCACAGGCGACCCGGCAAGCCGGTTTGTGGCGACGATGGCCACATCGCTAGCGCGCGGCGGTAATGACCACACCCAAACGGAGGTAACCGAGTGACCATGGAAGTAAGTCTCGCCCTAGCACTGCCGGAAACCACCAGCTTCCCCGACTGGCTCTCCACAGGCCGCGCCCTCGCCAACAGCAAGCGCAACATCGACTGGCTGATCGGTGACTGGCTCAACTTCGGCAAGGCCCGCTTCCCCGAGCAGATCGAGATGGCCATCGCCGAACTGGGCGAGGATCCGCGACGGCTCAAGCGCATCGAGACCACCGTCGCCGCATTCCCGCCCCACAAGCGCGACGGTGCCCTGTCCTTCGATCACCACGCTCATGTCGCCGACATGCCCCAGCAGGAAGCCCTGCCGCTGCTCAAGGCCGCGCACCAGGCCAACTGGACCGCCCGCCAGCTGCGCATTGAGGCCATGCTCAGAAAGTGCGAGATCGGGCAGAACCTGCCGCGTGACGACGACCCCGACCACGACCACCTCCTCGCCCTGTCCCGCGCATGGAACCGGGCACCCCGCCACGTCCGCGAGGAGTTCGCTGACATGATCGCAGAGAGCCATTTGGGGGTGATCGATGTTTAGCCGAAGCCATGGGAGCCACGACCAATGACCGCCCTAGTCCGAACCTTCCCACCTTGCCCCGGCTTGCCGTCACCAGCTTGATCGGCAGGGTGATCTCGGCGGCGCGCAGCACGCTTTCGACCATCGCCCCGCCATAGTTACGTTCGGCCACCACGCGGTCGGCTCCGAACTCGCGCCCCGCCTTGGCGACCGTTGCCGCCCAGCCCTCGGGCGACAGGCGCACGGATCGGTCGGCCAGCACGTAGGCATGGCCATCGACACCCTGCGCAGCCACGATGATACCCTGACTGTCACCACCCACTCCATCAGACCCGGAAGGGTCAACGCCCACCACGACACGGCGCAGTGCTGGCGCAGTCCAGACGCGGGCAGTGTCGATGCCGGGGATGGTGCGGCCATCGTCTGCGGTGCGGTCTGATGCCGACCACAGCGCGCCGGGAACCTCGCTCAGATACTTGCCGTCTCGGAAACGCTGGCGCTGCTTGTCTGGCAATTCATCAAGCCCTTCCATGTAGGCGGAGGGCAGGTGTGGATTATCGGCAGGATTAAGCACGACATGGGCGCGCGATGACGGCTCAATCGGGCGGGCATCTACCGGGTTCACATTCTCGATGAACTCGCGGTATGTCCAATGGCTGCGGCCCGTGGGGTTAAGGTCATAGTAGGCTTTGAGGGCCAGCTCACGGCCATCGATCTTGGCGCAGGACTGGGCAAGGCGGGTGCGCAGGGTCAGGATCGTCTCGTATGCGACCTGGCTGGTTTCGTTGACGTAGATCGTGGAGAATTCCTTGCCGAGGATCTTTTCCACCCGGTCCTTGTCGTCCAGCCCGCCAAACCAAACCTCGGAGCCGCCGGGTATGGTGGCGAACTGGTCGGACTTGTTGACGGCGTATGGCAGGGCGGGAAAGGCCATCGCCATCATCTTTGGCCATGTATCGAGCATCACCGACTGGCGCACGTCGATGTTATGCAGGCGCGCGATCAAGTGCCGCGATCCCGGAGCCATGATGGCCCGGTTGGCGAGGCAGTAGCAGAAGCCGAACGTCTTGCCCGAACGCGACCCGCCATAGGCGAGGATATGCCGCGCAGGGGATGCTGCGGCGGCGATCAGGGCTTGCTGGCGAGGGGTTGGCTCAAAGGTCGGCGGTTGTGCCATCAAGCACCACTGTCACCTTGCTGGTCGTCTCCACCTTGTCGCGCAGGTGTCCATAGAGCTTGGCAAGGCCCATCGTCGCAGACACGGCAGCGGCAGGCGTCTCCATCTCGCGGGCGAACTTCCTGTCTTCCAGCAGCATGGCGCGTATGTCATCGACCGTGACATCGTGCCGCTCGACGTGGCGGCTTGTCAGTTCATCGACCCTTACCGTGACCTTACCTTCAGCCAGCAGTTCCGAACCCTTCACATGGATGACCTC